GATAGCTGAGGTTGAGGCTAAGTCTGGCAGCAATCCAACTGATTGGCGCACAGGTGGACGTAAGACTAAAGATAACCCAGACAAAGAGAACAAAGCCTGGTGGGATGAGAACGGTAAGAAAATGCTGGATGATTTCATCCAGTCTTACAAGGCTAACAACTGGAAAGTTTGGGTAACACCTCAAGGTGTGCCAGGTATCGAACTTGGTATGACCTGTATGTTTGGCGATGTACCTATCAAAGCCTTCGTTGACTTAGTATTTGAAAACCCAGACGGTTCACTTACCGTTGTTGACCTAAAGACTGGCGCACGTACACCAGACTCAAGCCTTCAGCTTGGTGTCTATGCTGCTTGTATTGAAATGACTTTTGGTATTCGCCCTCAGTATGGCGCATACTACAGCGCAAGAAGTGCTACGCTAGAACCTAGCGCTGGTATTGAAAGATGGACAGAGCCAGTACTTACCGAGATGTTTGCGCAGTTCCAGCGAGGACTAGATGCGCAAATCTTTTTACCTAACATCGGTATGTCGTGTGGAACTTGCGGCGTAAAGGACTATTGTTATGCCACTGGCGGACAACTTGCACAGATTTATGACCCACTAGCAACCATAAAAGAAAAGGAAAGCAAATGAGCGCATCACCTAGCACCAAGCTCCAAGTCAACTTCAAGTTGGCTGACGGCACTCTAGTAAACATCTATGCAGATAATGTACGTGAACTAGAAACATCACTTACTGACATCAGCATGGTATCAGCACTTATCAAATCAACATCTAATGATCTATCTGGCAATCGAAGTGCAGCACCTACAGCAGCAGCTGTAGCACAGCATTTGAATGCAACTGTAATTGAACAACCACCAGTTGCTTATCATCAAGCACCACCAGCAGCACCAGCACAGACAGGTTCAGGTTATACCTGTAAGCATGGTGAGATGACATTCCGCCAGTCAAAGCCTGGCGCTCCGAAGGCATGGAAGGGTTACTTCTGCCCTACCCCACAGGGTACAGCAGATCAGTGCGAACCTAAATTCTTGCGCGGATAACCGATGCTATCGCTGTCACAAGCAGCAGCTAAGTCAGTAAACGATCATGCTATCCTGCCAGACCTTTTCCCTTCACTACAAAGTGACGGGATTAGGTTTCGGCGGGGACAGCTGACAATGATTGCAGGCGCACCTAACGCAGGCAAGTCATTACTGGCATTGTATATGGCTGTTAATATGAAGGTACCTACGCTGTACATCAGCGCAGATACCGATGCTTACACGACGGCGATACGTGCTGCTGCAATGGTGACAGGTTCACAAGTTTCATCAGTTGAAGAATCATTTGCAACTGAAGTTGGTATGGAGTTTTACCAGTCAGAGCTAGATAGCATTACTCATCTACGATTTGACTTTGCTCCAAGCCCAACGCTTGACGAGATTGATCTGTCCCTTCGTGCATATGCCGAAGCATTTGGTGAGTATCCACATTTGCTGATCGTTGACAACGCCATGAATGTAGTGTCAATGCACGAAAACGAATGGTCGGGGCTACGCGAGATAGCCAAGGCTATGCACCACATCGCCCGTGAGACAGAAGCTGCGGTGTTTTTACTACACCACACTTCTGAGGCAGAAGGCCAAGCCGATATGCCACCAAGTAGAAAAGCGATTCAAGGTAAGATTTCGCAACTGCCCGAAATGATCTTAACTGTTGCCCTTGTACAACACACAGGAGAATTTAGAATAGCAGCGGTAAAGAATCGCTTCGCTCAACACTCGCCTAATGGTGCTAAGTATGTATCATTATGGAGTGATGCTTCAAGAATGAACATCTATACTCATAGGCAAACAAGCTATGCGTCATCATCATGGGAGTACAACTAATGGATACAAAGTTACGTAAAGAAGCAGTAGAACAGATGTCAGCGATATCTTCAGCAGAAGATAAGGCGGCTGCTTACCGATTGCTTGAACGGTCTAATGCTCTTGATGTAGCAGAGATGCTTGGGTTGGTAGAGTAATGCCTGGTTCAGATCCAGAAAATCGTGATTGGGTTTTAGAGCAAGTACTAAAGATCCAGCCCAAGTCAATCATTGACGTGGGTGCTGGTGGTGGTACTTACTCAGACTTATTGCGTAAGCATTTACCCGACACTCAGTTGATTGCCATTGAAATTTATGGCAAGAACATTGAGCAGTTCAAGTTAGAAGAACTATACGATGAAGTAATCTATGCTGATGCACGTTTGCTTAATTCTTTTACTGCCGATCTAGTAATCTTTGGTGATGTGTTAGAACATATGACTCAGGTAGAAGCGATCAACGTATGGGATGTAGCTAGACACAGCGCCAAGTGGGGCATAATCAGTATGCCGATTGTCCACTATGCGCAAGGTGAGATAGATGGAAACATACACGAAACCCACGTGGTAGATGATTGGAATAACTTGAGAATCTTTGCTTGCTTTGAAGATATTGTTGAAGCAAAGATTGGCAAAGTTACTGGAGCGTACTTAGCAAAGTTTGGTGGAGCGCATGGCGAGTAAGCAGGCTGCGGCTAAGGCTAGAGGTTCCAAGTTTGAAACAGATGTCCTGAAGTGGATTAGGGGAAGGCTGCCTCAGGCGATAACGGAAAGGTTGGCCCGTGCTGGAAAACTAGATCAAGGAGATATAGTTTGCGTCGTCGCGGGCCAACCCTACGTTTTTGAATTAAAGGCAGTAGCCAAGATGGATCTGCCACAGTTTTGGCGAGAGGCTTGCGTTGAAGCTGAGAACTATGCTAAGGCGCGTGGCTTAGCATCAGTACCACCTGCCTATGTAATTGTTAAACGCAGACAAGCAGGCATTGAAGATGCCTGGGTTATTCAAACATTAGATCAATGGACAAGGGTGGTTAACGAATGATTAAAGAATTTTCAACTAATAAATTTTATGTTACTGGTGGCTGGTGTTGGCATCGCTTAGCTTTTGGTATAGCCATTGGTAAGTATGGCTTTGACCTAGACTTAGGTTTCTTTTGGTTTAACATTGAATGGTAGATAAGCCAGACTTAGGCGCAGTGCTTGAAGCCTATGGCTGCGCAGTATCACATAGGTATGGGTGGGTAGCGTGTAAGTGTGTAGTCCATGAAGACTCACACGCATCAGCTGCCTATAACCTAGACATTCAGATGTATAACTGCTTGGTATGTAATTTACTAGGAGATGTTTACGACTTAGTTAAAGCGAAAGAAAACTTGAAAGGATTCCCAGATGCTAAACGCAGAGCAGAGAAACTTGCTAACGGAAGCAGCCACAAGATACTCCGAACATCGCAACGAGGCGACAGCCTCATACCTATTGGGACGAGGAATAAGTCCAGCGGTGGCGGATTTGTACCAGCTTGGAAGCGTCGTTGATCCTAGCATTGGGCATGAGATGGCAGTTGGAATGTTATCTATTCCTTACCGCACTCCTGCTGGTATCAATGGGATTAAATTCCGCCGCATAGATAACGGCACACCTAAATACCTTTGGCCTACTGGCCAGAAGATTGGACTGTTCAATGTCATGGATCTACATAAGTCCTCAGACACCATCGCGATCTGCGAAGGCGAGATTGATACGATTGTGCTTAGCGGTCTTGTTGGTATTCCCGCTGTTGGCGTTGCTGGCGTCAGTCAATGGAAGCCTTGGTTTCCAAAACTCTTTGAATCGTATAACCGAATTCTTATCTTCGCTGACAACGACGTCAAAGAAGACGGACGAAACCCAGGACAAGAGCTAGCCAAGCGAATCAAAGAGGACTTAAACACAGCAACAGTAGTCCACTTAGATGATAATAAAGATGTTAACGACACGTACCTAGAACATGGTTCCGCGTGGTTCGATGATAGACTGGCAGCATGAGATTACTTGATCTGTTTTGCAAAGCGGGGGGGGGGAGCATGGGATACCACCGCGCTGGCTTTGAAGTAATCGGAGTTGATATTAAAAATCAAAAGCGTTACCCATTTGAATTTATTAAAGCGGATGCGCTTGACATCATGCAAGATCTAGATTTCTTACGCAGCTTTGATGCTATTGCTGCTAGCCCACCATGCCAAACGCACAGTGCTACCAAGCACTTGCGTAATGCTCAAGGTAAATCAACAGATAAAGTTGATCTTATTCCGCAGACAAGGGCAGCATTGATAGCCAGTGGCAAGCCATACGTTATTGAAAATGTACCTGGCGCACCTTTGATTGATCCAGTTCAGTTGTGTGGCTCATCATGGGATTTGAAAGTCAGACGCCATCGTTTATTTGAAAGCAATGTAGAACTTAAATCATCCGTGTGTAAGCATAAAGAACAAGGCAAGCCAGTTGGTATCTATGGATCTATGCGTGATGAGATACCAGGTGGCGGACATACAGCAAAGACCATTGAGCAAGCAAGAGAAGCAATGGGAATTGACTGGATGATTTGGGGAGAATTAGTTGAAGCCTTGCCACCTGTTTATACAGAGTATCTAGGTAAGCAAGTGATGGCTACCTTGTGACAACAGTAGTTGGACTACAAGGCCCGAACTGGGCAGTAGTCGGAGCAGATACGCGGGTTGCTGAAGATTCTCGTATCTTCTCTATGCCAAAGGGAACTGGCAAGATCATACGTAAGGAAGGCTATATCGTAGCTTTAGCTGGTGACTTTAGACCAGCACAGATATTTGCACATCAATTTGACTTTCCCAAACCACCTGCCTATACAACCGTAGAGGCATTAGATAAATTTATGACTGTAGATTTTCTTCCATTGGTGCAAGAGGCATACAAAGAAGTCGGTTATGAAGTAAAGAATGTAGATGAAGGGACTGATCTAATTGTCGCAACTCAAGGAACGATCTACAACATTGGAGCTGATTCAACGTGGGCTAGAGATAGACGTGGAGTCTATGCTATTGGAACTGGGAGCGCTTACGCCATCGGGGCTATCGCCGCGTTTGGTATCCCGAAAAGTGTTGACGACGCAGTTAGTATCGTCAAACAAGCGTTACATATTGCAACAGACTACGACAGTAACTCAGGTCAACCAGTAATTATTCACCAACAGGTGCGATTATGAGTGCTGATCCAACATTTATAGGTGGGCCTTGGGACGGCGGTAAAGTAGCTATGCCACTTTGGGCGCTTGACAAAATTGAATACGCAGCCGATGTCCAAATTGACCAGGTTGTATACATTTGCTATGATTTAGATGAAGATACAAAGAATTATATTTACAAAGGTCAGAAGATCCTACCCAGAAAGCAGGTTGAAGAATGAGTAACAAGTTAGCTGATGACATGTGGGCAATCTTTGATGGCGCAGGCAACCTGCTGCTCCAGAAGCACAAGGATTATGGCCCAAAGAATATCGCTGGCGCTCCAGGCGGCCCTCTTAATGGACTGCGTGTACGTATGTGGGACAAGACAGCTCGCATCAATCACCTGATTGATAGCGGTGCTACACCTGAAAATGAATCTCTACGAGATTCTTTTCTGGACTTACTTAACTACAGCGCGATAGCGTTGTTAGTCTTAGATGGGAACTGGCCAGAAAATTGAAAACCATTGTAGTAATCTCGGATCTTCAATCGCCTTACCATGATGTGCCAGCTACCAAGGCCATCGCCAAGTTCATCAGAGCGTACAAGCCAGATAGCGTGGCATCGGTGGGAGATGAAATTGATTTTCCTATGATTTCACGTTGGGAAGAAGGCAGCGAAGGTGAGTGGCAACGCGACATCGGACGTCACCGAGATATTACAGTTAAGTTATTAGAAGAATTACAGGTAGATCATATTGTTCGCAGTAATCATAGCGACAGATTGTATAACAAGATCAAGTCGAAAGCCCCTGGCTTTCTTGGCTTACCAGAATTAGAGATTGAAA